CTCTGTCGCGGATTGTTCAGATGGGTGCTTCGGCACAGATCGATTTGGAACAGGCTCAGCACGCCATTGCAACCTTCGACGAGTTCGGACCCGACGAAGACTGATTCCTCGACCGATAGATACCGCCCAACTTGAGGTTCAGTTCATGGCGCATGGTTCGTGAACTGAACCTTTTTTTATATAAAAACTGGAGACACCCCCATGGCAGACGGCAAAGGTACAATCGATCTGGACAGCTTGTCCGACGATGAAGTGAAAGCTCTTAGCGGAGAGGATATCGAACGCCTGTCGAATCATCCGGCAGAGCCTGAACCACAATCTGAAGAAGAGCCTGAGAACGAACCGGGTGATACCGACGATCAGGACAGTCAGGATGATGCTGATGACGACAGCGATTCTGACGACGAAAATGAAAACGACGATGAGGCCGACAACGAGGAAGATAACGAAGACGGAAAAGAAGAAGAGGGCGAAGACGATGATGATGCCTCGGATGACGGATCTGATGACGATGCTAAAAGTACAAAAGATTCTGAATCGGATGATGATGAAGAGGCAGCACAAAAGTCGAAAGACGATGGCGATTCTAAAGGCGGAAAAAAGAAACCGGCAGATGAAACAGACCCAGCTGATGAGGTCAAAGATCCTGCATCAGCCGATGGCGGTGACAAAAAGAAATCTGCCAAAAAGGGCGATCAGAAGGATGCGAAAGTAGACCCTGATGCTTCTGCTTCTGGTTCAGCCGATGCAAGCACGATGGCCGATTTCTACAACAAGATTACGGCTCCGTTCAAAGCCAACGGGAAAGACGTTCAGGTTCGGACTCCCGAGGAAGCAATCCGTCTCATGCAGATGGGGACGAACTATTCCAAGCGGATGCAGGAACTGAAGCCTCTCCGGGCGATGAATGCCATGCTTCAGCAACATGGTTTGACCAGCGAAGAAGATGTGAGCTTCCTGATCGACCTGAAGAATGGCGACGAGAAAGCGATCAAGAAACTTCTGAAAGATCAGAAGATCGATCCTCTCGACATCGACATGGATGAGGCCGACGGCTATCAGCCGAAGAACTATGCCCCGGATCCGCAGAGCATGTCGTTCCGTGAAGCCATTGAAGAGACCTATCAGAAAGAAGGTGGTCAGGAACTTATTCAAGATATCAATGACGCCAAAGGTTACTGGGATGACGCTTCGAAAGAAGCCCTCAGAAAGAACCCTGGAATCTTTGATAATTTGCTTGAACAAAGAAGTTCCGGTATATATGAAAAGATTACTGCTGAACTAGATCATCAGTTGACCATGGGATATCTCAAAGGTGTCCCCTTCTTGGAAGCTTATGACGCCGTTGGTGTCGAGATGGAAAAAGCTGGTGCATTTGGTTCGGCAAAGCAGACCGAAACTGCTGAGACCAAGAAGGACGTAGCCACCCCACAGGGCAAGAAACCTGTCGGCACTGGTTCTAGGAAGGCTAAAGCTTCAAAGCCCAATCCTGTTGTTTCTTCGACTAAACAGCCCCGCACCACGAAGAACACCAAACGCGAAGAAACGCCAGATTTCAGCACTATGTCAGATGAAGACTTCTTGAAGTTGGAAGCTCCTGCATAAGTCCTGATCTGGTAGCGATTGAAAAAGGAAGCGATACGTCATGACTGCCATTTATAACAGCCCTCCCGCTGCCCCTTCGACGGTTGGCCCACAGGTCAACACCGAGTATTGGGACCGCAAATCTCTGATCGACGCCGCCGAACAGATGTTCTTCAGCCCTCTGGCCGATGCCCGGTATATGCCGATGCATTACGGCAAAGAGCTGAAAGTCTTCTACTACGTGCCGATGCTCGACGACCGCAACGTGAACGATCAGGGTATCGACGCTGCCGGTGTCACCATGGTTCCGTCTCAGTACACGGTGAATTTTCCTCGCCTGGTTCTGAGCGTTGCCAATGCTGACAAGGCCGCCGCCGTCACCGCAATCGAAGACAACGTGGGTGCAACCCTGACCGCAACTGCCGGTGCCGATGATTCCGCAGCTGCTGGTTTTGCCGAAGTCACCCTGTCCGACGTTTCTGCGGTATACGCCGACGAGACCGATTCGGATGCTGTCGTCGCTCTGGGCGTCGGTGCCAGTGCTCAGGCCAACGGCGGGAACCTGTACGGCTCCGCTGAAGATGTCGGAACGATCACCGCGAAGATGCCGACCCTGACCGAAGAAGGTGGCCGCGTGAACCGGGTGGGCTTCACCCGTCTGGAACGCACGGGTGCCATCGCGGAATACGGCCTCTTTACCGAGTGGACCGAAGACAGCCTGATGTTCGATACCGATGCGGATCTGTACTCGCATGTTTCCCGCGAGATGGTGGCCGGTGCGAATGAGATTACCGAAGATCTTCTTCAGGTCGATCTCCTGAGCGCCGCTGGCACTGTGGTCTATACCGGCACGGCAACCTCCGACGCCTCGACCACCGCAGAAGGTGCGGATCCCTCGGTCGTGAACTATGCTGACCTGAAGCGCCTGAGCATCATGCTCGACGACAACCGAACGCCCAAGAATACGAAAGTGATCAAGGGTTCTCGGATGACGGATACCCGCACGGTCAATGCGGCCCGGATCATGTATATCGGTTCCGAGCTTCAGACTACCGTGGAGAACATGGTCGATGCCCTCGGCAATCCGGCCTATGTCCCCGTGCGTCAGTATGCCGATGCGTCGAACCTGCTGAACGGTGAGATCGGATCGATCGCGGACTTCCGTATCGTCGTCGTGCCGAACATGCTTCGCTGGGCCGGTGCCGGTGCAGAAGAAGGGACCAACCCCGGCTTCGCCGCTACGGGTGGTCGCTACGATATCTATCCCATGCTCGTCGTCGGCGGTGAGAGCTTCGCAACGGTCGGCCTTCAGTCTTCGGGCAAAAAGGGCGGCAAGCAGAAGTTCAAGATCATCGTCAAGAAGCCTGGGAAAGAGATCGCTGACCGGACGGACCCCTACGGCAAGGTCGGCTTCAGCTCGATCAGCTTCTGGCACGGCTTCATCAGCCTTCGCCCCGAGCGGATCGGACTTGTGAAGACCACGGCTCCTGAGTAATCTCTAGGGGCCGATGAGAACTATGCTCCTGTGAGCGAGTGAGTAGGGGGGCATTTGCCCCCTTACTTATATGTGGAACCAAAACCTGTAACCCGAAGGAAACCCCATGGCTGATGAAGACCTGAACATCGAAGAACTCCGCAAAGAAGCTGCCTCTCTTGGCATTGGTTTTTCCGGGAATACCGGCGCTTCCACGCTGAAAAAGAAGATCGACGAGCACAAGGCCAAAGCGGCCGAAGATGCTGATAAAGATTCCGATGAGACTTCGGAAGAAGGCGATGATGATTCCGCCGATGGTTCGGATGATTCGAATGATTCAGATGATGATGATTCCGAAGACGACTCCGAAGACGATTCTGAAGATGACGACGTGCCGGATGTTCTGAGCGCCAAGGCCAAGGATGAGCCTCCGATCCAGGTCACGAAGGTCAAGAAGAAGCCCAAGAAACCTACGGTCCCTGAGCTGATTGCGATGGATGTGACCCAGATCGAAGATCCCAATCTCCGCCGTGTCGCCATCCGAGCACAGGCACTCCGTCTTCGCCGGGTGCAGATCGTCAATCTCGATCCGGGTGATTCGGCTCTGTCGGGGACCATCGTTTCGGTATCGAACAAGTATACCGGCAAGGTGGCGAAATACATCCCGTTCGGTGAAGACTCCGATGGCGGCTATCACATCCCGAACATTCTCTACGAGCATCTGAAGAGCCAGAAGTTCGTTCTCCGTCGTGAGAAGAAAGGTTCGAAGTTCGGCGTGAAGCAGTATTCCAATCGGATGATGCCGAAGTACCAGATCATCGACCTGCCGGACCTGACGCCGAGCGAGATCGACGAGCTGGCCAAACGCCAGACTGCTTCCCAGTCGATCGGCTAAAGGGTATATCTGAACCCGGATAACAAACACAGAGAGAGCCAGCGATATGTCTACTACCTCGAACACCTATAAAGGAGAAGAGGTGGCAAACACGCTGGCTCTTGCCCTTAAAGATGTTTCTGTAACCCTTCCAGCTTTTGATTTCACGACAGCGAACTATACGTTCGACCCGACTGATCAGAGCGGAAACCCTCTTTTTGAAACCCCTGAAAATCTGACCATCGCTCATGTCACCGAAGCCACGATAAGTGGAGACGGTGCTTTTGACGTGATGATGAAAGCGGTCGATGCTCACATTGATCGGCAGTTCAAGAAAGACAGGATCACAGGCGACCAATACGCCAAAGTCTATGTCGAACTGATCACTGGAGTTATGGGCAATGCTACCCAGTTTGTCTTGTCCAGAGACAAGGCAAAGTTCGATGCAATTCGAAGCCAGATGGATGCTCGAACAGCTCAGATCAATGCCACTGCGGCAATGGTCAATCTGGATGAAGCGAAACTGTCTGCCAGCAAGATGTATTACGATGTGCATACCTCTGCTGCCAATTATGCCCTGACCAAGATGCAGACTGCTGTGGCCAATGCCCAATATGGTCAGCTTCGTTTCACCATTGACAAAATGATGCCGGTCCAGCTTGCCCAAGAGCAGCACAAGATCACCCAGCTCATGCCAGCTCAGACCCGGCTTGTACTGGAACAGCTGGAGGCTGCCCGAGGTCAGACCCTGGATACTCGAACTGATGATCTCACTCCCATTGGTGGTTTGATCGCTCTTCAGAAGAACATCCTCGTCGAGCAAAGGGAATCCGAGAGAGCCAAAACCCTCGACACCAGATCTGATGGAACAACTCCTGTCGCTGGTTCGGTCGGCAAACAGAATGAACTCTACGATCAGCAGATTGACAGCTACAAGAAAGATGCTCGTCATAAAGCTGCGAAGATGTATCTGGATGCATGGATCACTCAGAAGACATTGGATGAAGGTCTCTTGGCTCCGACCGAGCTTCAGAATGCCACGGTCAACACCGTGCTGGAATCGATCCGAACCGGGAACGAACTGACCAGCACTCCATAAGATCTAACAAGGTAAAAGTTCATGGGACTCTTTTCGAGAAAGAAGACGATCACCGTTTCCTCCACGCTTTACAACTTGGCAGGGCCGGTCGATCAACGTCCGAATTTTCTGAAGAGTTCTGTGTTCGGAGCCATCATTGCTGATGATGGTTCCTACCTTGGAGAGACCCTGACCAACAACTATCTGACCGGCCCCGGCATCAAACAAAGACAGTTCTACAACTGGGCCGTCAGAACTTCTTATGAAGGCTTGCCAGTTTCCAGCATTGCTTCTCAGCAGAAGCTTGATCTGGAAACGGTAAAAGCTGAGATCCCTGTCCCGGCAACACCTGCCGGTCTGGTCACTCAGATGCAATCGGCTATTCTTCAAGATGGTGATTTCTCATGGGTGGCTGAGAAACACATCCTGGATAATTTTCCAGCTCTCTACAACACTGATTGGGTAGCAGACTATGATGCCGAAGATCATGAAGTTGTAATCCAATATGAAGATACCTCTGTCGAATATGTTCCTGCTGGAGATTACGATCCAGCAGCTCAGTATATCATCGCATATTTTTATCAGTCTCTCCCGACTGAAGCAGGGCCATGGACTGAGATCGACAGCGGAATGGACATCATAGATTTCTCTCTGGTTCCTTCCACTGGTTCATACACCTTCGACAATCTGGATACTGTAGGAACGCCTCTTCAGACTTTTGTAGATCTTGAAGAGAAGACCACAGAAGATAGAACTTACTCTGATGCGACTCCTCCGACTTCAACAAGCTCGAGCACATTCACGACTGAGACTTTTCAGAATGAAGATACTACTTATTTGAAACATGAGTATAATGGTTCAAACGGAGATACTGTTGAGACCACTGAATCTGATTTCATTTTCACAATCCGTGAGAAAAGAGCAATCCGTGTCGACACCGTTGTAACCACTACTACCAATGATATGGGTGGGGGTGTCACAGAAACTGTCACGACAACTGTTGAGACAGAAGTTCTGGAACCTGCATATGATTACTCGATAGAAGAGCAGATCACCACCACCAGCAAGGTGGTTGGTGGGTATCAGATGTTTGTCTACAAGATCGGTGGAACCAATGCCAACCTGAATGGTCTGGTGACAACTGCACCTGCGGCTCTTCCAGAGTTCTTTCCATTCATTCCGATTCGTTTGAGCAATAAGTCAATCAAAGATGAGATATTTGATTCTGTGACCGGCAACGGTCTCTATGCGTCGAGCAAGACAGCATATCGGAAAGCCTTTGGGAAAAACAAATTCAACAGCACCATCGACAGTCTGGAAGATAACCCGGATCTGGGCGACATTGATTATGCGTATCTCTTTTTTGGAGTTCCTCTTAATGTTGCAGAGAACTCTAGTAAGAAATATCTGTTCAACTTCTTTGAAGGTTTGGTTCCTTTCCAGAATACCACTGGATCGAGCATCACAAACCTGCAAGCAAACATTGATGCATATGACATAGCGATTGCCGCGTATGAAAATTGGGTCACAGCTCAAGGGGACAATACGGATCCCCTGTTCAACACGCCAAGACCTGATGTTCCAACGATCGATATTCCTGAATACACCACGATCAGGATCAATACCGATCATGTGTCTCTCGACGATTTTGATAATCGCATTTCTTGGTTCAACATTGATGTCGAAGTGATCGCCGGTCTCTATGAGGCTGGAGCCAATGGCGGAAATGTAAAGATCGAAAAGGGCGGAACGCTCGAGTGGCAGAGCAATAACGGATTCAGTTCAGAGAAGATTTCTCTGGAAACTATCGTGATGTACTACCAGACAAGTGACACTTCTCACAAGAAGATGACTATCTATGGTTTGCAGCACAAGAACCTTATCTACAAAGGTAAATCGGTAAATATAAGTGGGCATGATGCTCTGGACGATTCTGAAGAGTCAGGCTTCCTGATCCCTCTCCATAATCCCACAGTCAGGAACATGGGTCTCGTCGATGCGACCCAGATGACCACGGCGAATGCCTACATGGTGATCAACACCTATGAGGTCACGAAACAGAAGTGGTATGAGACCCTTGGTTTCAAGATCCTGGTTGTCATCCTGATCGTCGCTGTAACGGTCGCTACAGCAGGTGCAGGCACGGTGGGCATACTCGGGGCCAATGCAGCTGTAGGGGCGTCTCTGGGCCTCTCAGGCACCGCTGCGGTCATTGCTGGAGCTGTGGCTAATGCTGTTGCTGCATTGGTTTTGACCCAAGTGATCACATACGCTTCGAAGCAGCTGCTCGGAGACCGGATTGGTGCCATCGTCGGAACCGTGCTCAGCATCGCTGTGACAGGCGGTCTGTCGGGTGCGAACTTCGGTGATCTGATGACCGTCACCAATGTCTTGGCCGTGACCAATGTGACGCTGAACGCTTTCAACGATTACAACGCTGAGAAGTGGAACGACAAACTTACTGATCTGGAAGAAAAGTATGAAGGTCAGATGGACACCATTAATCAGAAAATGGAAGAGTTGGGCTTGAATAATGGCAACCTGTCGTTCAGCCCGATGCAGCTGATTGATGAGAGCCGAGGTCAGGGTTTGGGCGGAGCTACAACTTTTGTTCCAGAAAGTGCTGATGACTTTATTCACCGGACAACTATGGTAGGCAGTGACATTGCTGAAGTCACATTGTCTATGGTACAGAACTACGTGAATTTAACACTTCAGCTACCGTACAAATGAGCCAAATAGGAGATGCGAGATGAACGGATATAATGGATGGGATCCTCAAGTCACCATGGGTCCAATGGGTTCGGTTGCAGGTGCAGCAATTCAGGCTCAAGGTTCTGGAGGCTTTGCCCCTGTAGCCAGTAATCCTGTGCCTGCTTTGCAGGGTGCTCTGAATGGAAAGTATCAGTTCCCAGGTGCAGATCCTGGAGGAACCGGCTCAGGCTTCGGCATCAGCGGGATGTCTCAGGGAACTGCCAACAATCTGGGCTATGCCAGCATGGGTCTGGGCGCTCTTCAGACCGTCGGCAGCCTGTGGAACTCCTACAATGCCAACAAGCTGGCAAAGAAGTCTTATGGCCTTCAGAAGAAAGCTTTCGAGACCAATCTGAAAGCCAGCACCAAGAGCTACAACACGGCACTGGAAGATCGGATCCGTTCCCGGTATGCCACCGAGGGACGATCTGGTGAAGCAGACGCCTACATCGACAAGAACAAGCTCTAAGGGCTGAAACCACAGAACCAAAAGACTGAAGAGTAGAACCAGGAGCACAGATCATGGCTGGCGGAAGACTTCAATTTCAACGGGTGACGGCTCCTGATTTTGCAGGTACGGCAAGCATCCTCCGAGATTCTGCAAACCACCTCGACAAAGGACTGGCCAGTGCCAAGGGCATCATGGATCAGTACCGGGAGGGTGAGCAGGAAAAAGTGGACAGCAGCATCTTGCAAGAGATGAACAAGATCAAAACCGAAGAGCAAGCTGATGCTTTCTTCAACAGCGAAGCTATCGCCGGTCGAACCTTGTCCCCGGTTGTCCAGAAACAAATGGGCGCATTGCGTCAAAAACTGATCACCGAGAAAGGTGGTCGGATCCAGAATACTGGGCGAGAAGCAAGCAATGCCGGTCAGGTATTGCTGAACGAACAGCAGCGGTTTTCCAATCAGAACATGGCGGCCGATCGAGATCGTGCTGTGCGGAAAGACAATGCTGGGATTGCTCTGCTTGAGACCCAGAATGTTGGAGCTGGAACAGCGAATGAAATCGCCGCTGGAGAGCTGGCATTTCAGGGTGACAAACAACAGATGGTCCGAGACGAATCCGCGGCATCTGTTGCTGCCCGGAATGCAGCAACTCAGGCTTCGACTTTGGCCGGTAAATTCAGCGAAGCTCAGCTCAATGCTTTGCCTGAACAGCAGCGTCAGGAGCTGGAGAAGTTCAACGCTGACATGGAACAGGCCAAGATCGTCCGGGAGAAAGCTCAGCTGGAGCTGGATGCATTTCCTGAGAGGGAAGACCTTCGGAAGCGGTTGGCTGAAGCCCAAGCCAAAGAAGCTGAATCTCAGGCGAACTTTGCAGATCGCATTGCCCAGTCTGGTTTGGACACTGATGCTTCGAGGCGAGCAGCTTCTCGAGCACAGCAACAGCTTGCGGCCAACTCTGACAGACGGAGCCAGACGGTCTTCAATCAGAACCAGGCTGACAAGGCTGAACAGGATCTGAAAGCTGACCAGTGGGAAATGCAGCGAGAGCAGATTGATGCTGGTCTTTCGGCCATGTATGACGATCCGTCTCTTGCGAAAGAAGATATTGCCCAGAACCTCTATGAGGGAAATCTTCTTCGAACCAACGGGGAAATCGACCCGAGGAAGGTCAAATACGCTGAAGATCAGCTTGGTGTTTTCTTGGGATCTCAGACCGGACAAGCAGCATACCCAACTCAGGAGTTGGATCCTCGACAGGTACAAGCTGCAACAGAGCTGGCTCAGGTCGAACAGGAAAAAGCTACTGTCAATGAGCGGAGTTCGCTTCAGTTTCTGGCTGGTCAGTATGACGATCCTGATGCTGCAAAAACTCTTCGAGACAGTACAGGTCTTGATGAGAGCTGGTTCCCGTTTGGGGTTGGTACATGGAGCCGGGAAGAGGTCGATCAGAAAGTTATGTCTGTGGCTTCCAAGTATGGCATTGAGTACCCAGTTGCAGCCGCAGCTGTAGCTCAGGCAGTTCAGAACAAATCTTGGGTTCCAGGAAAATCCATCAATGATGGAAAGATCGAAGAGCTGGTTCTGAAATCTCTTGATCCTGATGCAAACTCTCGGATCAAACGCCAGAAATCGAACGCAGACAGTTTGACTGCAACAGCAGCGGCTCGTGTCAAAGAATTGACAGATCTGCAAAATCAGATGATTAGGTATCAACGCCGAAATCAAGAAGTTCCTCCGGGCTTGGTTCTGAGGGAACAGCAGATTAAGATGCAGATCGAAGCAGACAATGACAGCGGGTATCGCCGCTGATCAAATGTAGAAAGGTCATGAGAAATGTCGGTTGGAGAAGAAAACCAGGAAGAACTCCCACAGCGTTCTGCAAGCGACATTCTCATGGAGGCTCTCAACGACGATGACACGTTGTTGAGTTACGAGATTGCCAAACAAGAAGGCAACAATCTCGCAGATACGACGGCGCTCAAAGATCTTGATACGATGAGCTACCAAGGTCTCATCAACAAGTACGGATTAGATGTAGCTGGAGAAAGCTACAAAATGCGTGGGGGAGAGCGCCTCTACGACAATCTCAATGACGGAGAACGGGGATACTATCGCACGAGTGCTGACTTGGCGCTGGGTGCTCTGGCCACAGGTGCTTCCATGGCTGGTTCCCTTGGTTCAGTGGCTTTCGGTTCTGTCGGGCTTACAGGTCTGGGAGAGGATGCTGCCCGAGGAGGCCGGATCTCCAAGAGCTATCTTCAGAGTAAACAGTCCCAAAGACTGAAAGATCGAAAAGATCTGGATCAGGTCAGGTCTTTGCTTGACCGGCAAGATCGGAATGAAGCCTACGACAAAGATCTGGAAGCAGGCACTCCTGAATGGTTGGCTATCACCAAACGAGAGGTCTTTGGTGTTGGCGATGCTATCGCCCGAATTGTCACAGATCCTGTCATGGCAGGGAACCTGACAGCTGAAGCTGCCGGGTCTCTTCCGTTCAGTATGCTCACTGCTCAAGGAGGCATTGCAGCGGCCAGTGCTATGGGAGCAAGATTTGGTCTGGGAGCGGCTGGTCTGGCACGTTTGAAAACTGCTGCAATCGCAACAAGTGTCGGAACGATTGAGGCGTCCAGTGTCTACGGTGAGACGCTCCTCGCTGTGCTCGACATGCCGATGGAACAGTTGCGGGAACGTCCCGAGTTCCAGGAACTTATGTCCAGCGGAGAACTCGACGAGGATACCGCCAAATCTGTCATGGCGCTGCATACTGCTCGAATGGCTGGAGCCATCCAGCTTCCTGTGGCTGCTACTGTTGGTTTGCTGAGCACCAAGATTGAAGCTCAGCCCCTTGGTGTTTTCCGTGGTTCTGGAATGCTGGAAAACATGAAGACCATCGGTAAAGAAACTCTTGAAGAAGGTTTTCAAGAAGGTTCCGGTACGCTTGCTCAAGGTCTTGCAATTCAGGGAACCGTCAACGAAGACATGACGGCATCTGATATTCTTCAGGGTGTCGGTGAAGCTGCTGGTACAGGTGCCATTGCAGGTACGATGCTGACCAGTTCTTTGGCGGCTCCATCTGTGATCGGCAGTGCTACTGGCCCAACAACTGAAGCTATAAAGGCTGCTGGTGAGGTTGCTGGTTCGGCTGCTCGAACAGCTGGTGAAGTGACCGGCGCTCAGCTCGAAAGATCTGCGACCAAAGCCCAGAAAAAAGCCAACCGGAAGAGCACAGAAACGAAGCTCCAAGGTCTCAGCGGTGTGACCCAGTTGGCGGCTGCCAATCCTGAAAATGCACCTGATAGTGTTCAGGTCATCACGGCTCCGACTGAAGCATCTCCGGTGTCGGAAGCTTTTGCCAAATCTGGTTTGACCGAAACAAGCTCGCTCGTCGAGACGACACAGGCAATCATCTCCAGTATCGACGGTGGAAAAGTCGACATCGAATCCATGACGGATGACGATGTGATGTTTGCCATGGATGCTTTCATAGAAACAGAAATGGGTCTGGAAGATTCTGGTAATCAGGCAATTCGGGACAGAGGAATAGAGTTTAAAGAAACTCAGGCTTATTTGGATGTTGTTGAGAAATTCAACAGCATTGATCTGAATGAGAGCCTTGGCCCTGATACCGAGATCACTCCAGAGAATGTCAGCAAAACTATTACTGTAGCGGCCAATCAGCCCGGAAACATTAATCCTGGATTTGCCAAAAGAATCCTCGAACAGAACGATGAAAACATTTCTCCTGAGCAGGTGAATATCCTTCAGGCTGCCGTGGAGATTTCCGAGGCAATTAATGAACGTGCTGAAAGTAATATATCTGTTTCGGATGAAACTGGTGTTTCTCTGAAAGATCTTTCGAATTATACAAAACCTGCCAAAGGCAAAGGTGGCACGGTTGCTGAAACTTCTCGCTCTATTGCCCTTGATGGTTTCGTCGATGAGAAAGGCCGGTCCCAGAGATCTCTGGCTGACTTCACATCCGAGATCTTGAAAGCCGGTCAGAACCCTGACAGGTCTTTCGAAGTGGAGACCTCTTCTGGATTTATTTCCAACGGCAAAGATGTTGCGGCTTCCTTCCAGAAGTTTGCCCAGCATATGCAGAATAAAGTTGCTGCTCTGGAAGAGTCCGTAAAGACCGGCAAACCGGCACAATATAGCAGTCTGGTCAACGGTGAAGCGTTTATTGAACCAGGGACAGAGAACTCGGCGGATCCGATTCAGGTCCACCAGAATAACGCCAAGAGCGTGAGGTTCGGTCTGGCTGTCCATGCGGATGCTGTCGCTGTGGCGAAGAGCTACAATGCTCTGGCCAAGGCTTTTCCCGACATGTTCGAGACAAAGTCTATCCCGGTGCCAAAGGCTCCTTCGTTTGGTTTCAAGCCAGAGGCTGAGAACCAAGCTGAAAACCAAGCTGAGAGCACCACACAGGCGGATACCGTCCCTGAGACGAGCACTGACACCCAGATTGACCTGAAGCCTCTGTCAGAGGCTTCTGACGCCCTTCTGGACAAGGCTGCCAACGGCAAGCTTGATGCATCGAACCTGAATGATGCCGATCTGACGGAGCTGGAGGCTCTGGGTATCCAGCCCAACGAGAAGGGTTCGTATCCAGTTGCCAAGCTTCGGAAGGAAAGCAAGCGCCGTAATCGGCCGGGTAAAGCTGACAAAGCTCAGGTCAAGCCCAGCTCGAAGCCAGCTCCGAAAGCTCCAGAGAAAGCTCCAGAGAAAGCCCCAAAGAAAGCTGCTGAAATCTTGGAGACCAAACCAATCTCGGTCGCCTCGAATGAACTGCTGGTGAAAGCTGTGCAGGGCAGGTTGGAAGCTGGAAAACTGTCTGATGCTGATCTGACAGAACTCGAAGCCTTGGGCATTGAGCCAAACAGCAAAGGTCAGTTCCCGGTAGTGAAGCTTCGTCAGGAAGCTTTGCGTCGGAAGACGGCTGCGATGAAAGAAATCAACGACCGTGCTCGGAAAGAAACTAAAGAAAGAACAGAGGCTTCTGAGAAAGTTATTGAAAAAGTTGCACAGAAACTTGATCCCAAGCCGATACCAGAATCAGAGCCGGAAGTTCAGACTGAGGCTCAGACTGAAACCCAGCCCGAAGCTGTGGTTGAAGAAGCTGTCGAAGAGAAAACTATCTTCGCCAAGCTCAGCGAGTTTGCTCGCTCGACCTTGAAACCAAGGAAGGATCCTGCTCGGTTTGACGATTACGATGCCATGATGCGGGAGCTTGAACAGACCGAAGGATCTACAGATTTCCTGGAGCTGGTGAGAAAGCTTCGAGATCCAATTTCTGAAGTGCTTCAGGAATCCCTGGATACAGTGAAATATACCAAAGATGGTAAAACCATGTTGGAGGAATTGAGGGCAGATCCGAAAAGGGTCTTTATGCCTCGGTTCGCCGGTATGGCTTTTGTCGATCCTGAAACTGGTCAGTTCGATCAAAACGTCGTGGATATGACCATTACGGCTATGGCCGAATGGATGACAACGGCAAAGAATACCCAGACTAAATCCTATGAGAAAATCCTCAGTGAAAATCTGAAGATCTCTCCTGAAGATGTGAAAACTGCGGATGAGGTCTACGCCATTCTCAATGGCATTAATAAGAACCAGATCTTCCGGGAAGTGGTTCCCATGGTTCTGGATCTGTTGAATATTGACAAGAACTCCAAATCTGCCCTCGTGCATTACAACGGCATGGTGGAGGGTATGATCGAAGAGGTTCTCCACGGTCTGACAGAAGTGGACAGCACATTCAGACAAGTGCAGATCCCCATTTTCAGTGGTGGTAAACTCGTGACTACGGGTGTCTATCTGATCGACGGGATTACCGATTATCAGCAGACAATGGATCCGGCTTCCAAAGGGATGTTGCGGAAAATCTTTGGTGTCAAAGATCGGCAAACTCCGTCGATCGGAGAGAAGATTGCTGACATCGACGATCGCCAATCCAAGACCGGCCGAAAGCTGACACGGTCTCAGCAGAAAGCTGTGAAGAATATCCAGGATGTTGGGTTTGTAATTGCCAATGGTATGCTCGAAGGTATTCGGGCAATGCCTCGGCAGGAAGTGCTCAATGCTCTTGGTTTTGAATCGAGTGAGCATCTGCCAGAAAATCATCCTTTGGCTCTGTCGATAGAAGGCAAGAACCAGGGTCTTTCTCGAGACTATGATGAGGCGATGCAGGTCATTAAGTTAATCGAAGATCAGGCCAAAGAGACTGGGAAAGATGTTTCCGAGATCCCTGCATATTTCCACATCAAGGTGGGCGGGAATAACCGTCACATGATGCAGGGCATCAACCCTCAGAACAATAAGATCCTCCGGCTCTTGGTGACGCCGACCCACACTGAAATCGATATGACTGACAGGATGTCGGTTGATCGGTTCTGGTTGGGTATTGCTCAGGCTTCGGGCATTGCCAAGATCGAGAAGAAGTTCCACGACAATGTTCTGAATGAGATCCAGGGAAAGTTCCAGGAAGAGTTCGGAGATGCTGTCGATGCCATGGTTGCCCAGATAGAGGGTGGCACTCTCGATACGAGCAAGATGCCGGACAGCTTCGATACCCAGCAGTTCGGAGCAATCCGGGCTGTAGCTGAGTTCCGTGTCGCTCAGAACAGGGGTGAGACAACTCTGCCGGTTGCCCTGTCCATGGAAAAGGACGGCATGACGAACGGTTCGGCCAACACCATCATGGCTCTGGGGCAGGGAAAAATCTCCAAGCAAGAAGCCAAGACGATGGCCAGCATCGGGATGCACTGGGGCCGTACCGAGATGTCTGCCAACGAGTTCTATGAGAACCAGAACAACGCAGATGTCTATCAGACAACCTCGAACCGGGTCAGTGAAGACCTGTTCAACAATGAGCAGACCACTGCTCGAGAACAGGCACTCGGCCGGATCATGTCTGTGATGGCAGATTTCGAGATCAACACCGATGGTTCAGAAGTCACTCTGTCGAGAAGCAGTTCCAAAGGTCCGACCACGAAGATCGTGTATCGATCCGGTGTCAGAGGAGTCGGCAAGGGCATTGCTGATGAAGTGATCACGAACCTGTATCGAGCCATCACAGGAGGATCCAACCTTCAGTATGATGGACAAGCAGAAGGAGATATTCCGTTCAGCCTGAAGTCTGATCTGGAGACGGCTCTGGGCATCACATTCCAGAAGGGCCAGAAGCGAGGTGATTTTCGTCTCACTCCTGACCAGACAAAAGACTTCAGAGAGTTCGTATCCAAGAGCCTCGGTGAGGCTCTGGTCACGGCTTCTCGTGGTGTGCTTGGTTCAAAGATCGACGATGTGTCTGAAGCTCTGACTTTCTATTCTCAGGTACACTCGGCGTTTGCTCAGGCTCTTTTCGAGCGGGAGATCAAAAAGCTGATCGACGCCAAGAAAGGATCCGGGTTCGCTGGAAAGAGCACGATCACTCAGGCAGATTACAATGCTGTCCTGAAGAAGATCCAGGAGGTCGGACAAGACTTCTCGACCGTGGATGGAAATCTGGAAGTGGGTGCTGTGGACAGTCTCACTGCACCGCAGGGAGGCACCCAGTTCTTCCTGTCTACGGACATGAGAAACTCGGCCAGAACCGAGACCCGGATGAAGCGTCCCGGCAATGTCGGCGTGAAGATCATCGCCAATCTGATCATCGGTGGCCGGGGTGGTGACGCATCCATGATCAACGGATTCATGTCCAAAGACAGTGCTCCAGAAAAGGCCATCATGATCTTTGATGGTGTCGACTTTGATGTGAACTCTTTCCACGATTTCGATTCGCTGATCAACGAAAGTGTCTACGAAACATGGACCGCTGATACCATCGGACCCATTCGGGAATCTGTGGAAAAGCTGGCCCAGACCGAGCATCAGGATCTCCTGACAGAAGCTTTCAATTCCGTCATTGGTTCGAAGTTCTACGATGGAAACAAAGCTCTGGAATACCTCGGCATCAACACGATGGATGATCTGGTTGCCACGATGGAAACTTTCCATCTGAAGAACCTGGCCCGTAGCAATGTCATGAAGAAGGTTCCGCTGAGCGTTCATCAGATGGCCGGTGGCCAGCAGGGGTACAATCGGACAGGACCGAATGGCGAAACCTACATGTCTCTCGATCAGATCAATGTGTTGATCGATCAGGAGTTTGCTCGCTTGGTTCAGTCCAGAGTGCATCCCCACAGAGACTTCGACGATCTGGTTGCTCCAGTATCTTCTGGAGATGCTGGGGTCATTGAAGATGTGGAGTTCACAGAAGATCTGGACAATGAATCTCTCTTTGAGGAGATCCTTCCTGAGAAGCTTGCCAACGGCACAGATCAGAACATGGCATCCCAGAGGAAAGCTGCGAAGGAGAAGAAATCCAAGGTGCTGGCGACCAACGCCAAAACTCTTGCAGCTGAGCTGGCAAAGAGTTCCAAGGACAAGACAGTTCTTCGAGCACTGAAGGCAATCCAGAATGCCATCCCGGATATGCCTGTCGTGACGGGTACTCTGGAAGAGGTCAACGAGCACCGGAAACAGAATTTCGGTGACGATGGGATTGTGCTTTCGGCCCGAGGTCAGATCGACACGGTGAACAATATCATCTACCTGGTTTCGCCCAGTCCCGAGACGATGGCCCATGAGCTGATCCACGCTGCCACCTATGCCACGCTAGAGGCTCACTATGCCGGTGAGAGCAACCCGGCTGTGTCGGAGGCTGTGACCCGGCTGGAGAGCCTTATGGATCAGTTTATGGAGCTGGATGCCGGGAAGAGCCAGAACGTCGTGAAGGCGAAAAATGCTATCCTGAAGCATCGTCGGAGCCAGACGGATAACACCAAGGCTGCGGCTCTGAATGAGTTCATGGCATGGTCTCTGTCAAACAGGCATCTGGCGAAGAAGCTCCAAAGCACCAAGTCCAATGTCTTCGCGACAATGGCCAAGGCAGCCGTGGATCTGATGAGCAGAATTATGGGGGTTTCTCCATCTTCTGACATGTATTCGAATGTCTTGTTCAACACACAGGTCATTGCTGAAAACTCGATCGATCGGGCTGACCCCAACTCGGATGGCAGACAGATGAGGTCTCCTCTGCTGGAGCATTCAGCGGATCTGACGCCAACGGCCAGAGAGTTCAATCAGCGTTGGATCGGGATGCTGCAAGAGAAGTTCTCTGGCAGAGAGAAAACTCTTGGGAAAACCCAGGCCAAGCAGAAGAGGCTTCTCCGATATACCCAGAACGCAAAAGACGTGTTCGAGAAGCTTCAGCTTGCTGGTTTCTCTTTCACGCCACAGGACAAAGGTGTGTTCAGCTCGATCCATGCTCTGATGGCCATCAATATGCAGCTCGATCCCCGAGGTGCTGAGGCTCTGAACAAGGTGTATCAGCATGTGCTGAGTAACCTGACGCCGGACATGTTCATCAACCCGGATCAGTATACTGACCTGATGGAGCTTCTGGGCAAGAGCCAGAACGATCAGGGTGTGGCGGACAGCATTGCTCTGCTCTTGGCTCTGTCCCAGACGAATGCCGAGTTCCGGTATGCTCTGGATCAAATCCCCGATCAGGAAAGGGTTGTCCCCGACGAGAGAACTTTCGATAACACTCTGGAGAATGCTTTTGCCTACATGTCCAAGAAACTTCTTGGCACCATTGATGTCACCGGCAAAGATCAGAATGAGCTGCTCGATCAGATTGCAGAAGTGATCATTGAGAAGAACAAATCTGACACGATTGCAGGTCTGACACAGCTCGGTCAGATTACCGATTTCACCGAGGGTCTGGTGGTTGGAGGGTTCCAGCTGGCTGCCCGGACTGCTCGTCAACAGAACGCCAAGCTGGACGGTTTGAGAGATCGAAGCAAGGCAGGGAAAGTCATCGCTGCACCTGCTGAGCTGGCAACCAGAACACTCCAGTTCCTCGACAAAGATACAGTCAAAGGAGAGGCTGATGGTATCCTGGATTTGACCCACAAGGGAGAGGCTATTCCCTCGTTGGTTTCCTTCAGAGAAGCTGTCGCTGAACTTCGGGGTGTGACAGATATCAACTCGAAGATGACCATGCTGGTGAACCGGCTGGATCATGCTGTTCAGAACACTCGCCAGAGGTTCCGTGAGGAGATCCCGATCATTCTGTATCAGGATTTCAAGAAGCCGCCATCGACCAAGGAATCCAAGTCCATCCACAGGGGTATGGGCCGGTCAGACATGCAAAACTTGCTGAACGCAAAGTCTGACAATATCGCTCAAGTCATGGAGATTATGGGGGACAAAACCAAGCTGGATGACGCCATTGAAGATGTCGAGACGAAGCTTGCAGCATCTATGTCCGGGAAAGAGTTCCAGAGAGTTCTGGATCAATCAGACAATCTTGCCCAGTACATGATGACCCGGAAGGTCTCTCTGGACCTGAACCGGAATGCTCTGGCCATCAACAAGGGCAAGGAGAATGGTGATGTGGTGCTGATCGACCGGCTGGTATCTCTCTATGCGATGGAGAAGATGACCAAGACGGATCGTGATGCAGTTGCTCGTGTCTACAAGAGAGACCCTGAAGCGATGACCAAATTGCTGGTCTATCTGAAGTCTCTCAATGTTGCAGAAGAGCAGAAGGCTGCCAGCAAGATCGCTCGGATGAATGGCCTCAAAGGGTACATCCCCGACGAGTCTGAAAAGAGTGTCTCGATTGAAATCCGGCCCGACAAGGAAGAAGCTTCTTTGATTGCAAAAGGGTATGTCCGGGTCGGAAACTACAAGGCCCATGACGGATATTCGAAAACCAAAATGGGCATCTACAAGTCTACCACGAAGATCCAGGGGAACTATTCTCAGGGGGCTATCCAGCAGGTTCACAACTCCTATCGGGGAGTGGATGCCACTACTGGTTTGTCCGTTGGAAATCTCAATACGGCCGGGGTGATTACCGGGAATGATGCCAAGATCATCAAGGCTCTCCAGTCGAAAGGAAAGCTGACCGAGCAGGGGGATATGGTCATTCCTGTGAAGGATGAGAAAGGCGAAGACAAATATTATGAGAGGGCCATTCGGCCGGATATCCAGAGCAAGCACATGGATCGTCGGAGCAATGTGTTCCTGTCGATCGGTGCATGGGAAGGGCGTCAGGTCGAAGAGAAACTTGCTGAAGCCTACAACCAGGAAGTCGTGGATGAAGTCTTTGACAAAGCCCAGATCAGCGATGCTGATCAGCTGACGAATATCGCTGACCCGGACCTGAAAGATCCGATCTACCGGGACTCTTGGGCTATCATTCCTGAAGGCACAAAGAGGTATATCGAAAGCAAGTTTGGCAAAGACAAGTTCATGGTTCGGAACGACATGATCAACCTGACCACAGGATACCGTGATCCGTCGATGCTGGACATGTTTACCGGCAAGACCCGGACTCCGGCTGCCATTCAGAACGTGGTGAGAATTGCCGCGGTCTCTACATTCGGGAACCGGGCCATACCGCTGGTCGGACAGGCCGAAGGTCTAATCCAGGAAGCTGTGTCCGGCGTGAAAGATGTCATCTTGGTTCGGTCCCTGATCGTTCCGACGATCAACGTCTTGTTCAACGTGTTTCATCTGCTCTCTATCGGAGTGGCTCCAAGGGTTGTCGCTCGAGCATACAAAGATAAATGGAAAGAGCTGAACATCGCCACTCGGAACCAGAAAGAGGTGATCCGTCTGGAGACCCAGATCACGATGAACAAGGGGAATGGTCCGAAAGTTGCTCTGCTTCAGAAGAAGCTGAAGAATATTGAAGATGAGAACTCCCGGCTGAGTATCGGGCCGTTGATCCAAGAAGGTCTTTACAAGAATATCTCGGAAGGTCTGACGGCACTGGATCTCGATCCAGAAACCGGGACTATCCAGAGTTGGTTCAATGCCCAGATGGAGAAGCTGCCGGATCCGGCTCAGGGCTTCATCAATCAGGCGATGGTGAACCGTGGAACGGCTGTCCATGATGCTTCGACGAAGCTGATGCTCTATGGTGATTTCCTGGGTAAGTCGATCCTCTATGATCACTTCCAATCGGAAGGCATCAAGCATGAGGAAGCCATCTTGAAAGCTGATGAGGAGTTTGTGAACTTTACACCTCTGCCCGGTCGAGTACGGACAGGTCTGGAGGCACTGGGCCTCACATGGTTCATGGCCTACAAGATCAGGATCCTCAAGATCGCGATGAAGACGCTTCGGGAACACCCTGTCAGAGCCTTGCTGACGGCCAATGCGATTGATGGGGGTGTCCTGTCGGACAACATCGTAGCGGTGGCCAGTGAAAGCGCCAGACTAGATGCAGCTCTGGGCATTGGGACGATCTTCAATGCCACAGAGCTGAACCCGTACATGCAGGCTTATGATATGATAACCAATTAAATTTGGTACTGGGGACGGGCAGGCAGCCCGTAGAACTGGATTGCACTTCCGTTCTCTTGCCAAGCCCCAGCATAGAAAATCATAACAGATCAAGGCGGTTTGGAGCAATCATATCCGCTGCCGCCTTGGCTTCTCTCATCTCATCATCGTTGGCATACCGATTGAAGTGGCATCGGGTATGTCCCGGCCCGGTCCAACAGACACGAGGCTTGCCGTAGATGGAAGAAGGCGACCAGAGGACGTATCTCCATTGATGGGTGTCGACATAGGGGATCTTCGCAACAACCACCCAGAGGGCGTAATAGCCGGTCAGGAAGCGCCCACCACGTTCTCTCCATACTCGCCAGTCTTTATGGCCGTCATACCAGCTGGAAGCCGGGTATGTGCATTCGACCACATCTCCGACCATAGGCATGTAGCATCCGCCGACGAAAGCTTTGGGATCGAAATCTTCCATCAGCTGAGCTTCGCATTCTTCAGCTTCAGCCAAGGTGAGATATGACCTTTGGCATATGTCACAGATATGTTTGGTGGTGGGCATGTGCTTTCCTTCTTGGTTTATCCTTCAGCGTTATTGGTGCTCTCAGATGCCAGATATCGTTCTCTGACGATGTCGAGCTTGAGACGGGCTTCCTGAGTGGCCTTGGCCATGTTGCTCACCACATCGCCTTCAATGAGAGGCTCATTGTTTCGACGTGCTCTTTCATTGTGGATCGAGACGCCTGTGAGCATGGAAGTGTTGGCTTGGATCATGTTGCTCATGGTGTTGATGAGGCTTCGCATATCCTCTCCATGAGTGTCAGCTGAGCTGATAACTTCCGGGATATCTTGTGAAATATCTGACATAGAACTTCTCTCTGAAAACCAATAAGGGGAACCATTGTTACATGGCTCCCCTTACGGGTCATCTCTTCTTTCTGCTAGATGGATGTTCCATCTTTTCCATCTTCCAGCACCCCCATATGAGGACGATGATGATGATGGCTGGAAGCAGGAAAGTGATCAGATAGATCATCCCGGTCAACGGGATGGATAGAAGGATGACCGCGACCGAGCAGGATATCCACTTGATCGCAGTCATGATGCGGAGCATCAATCGTCGTCGAAGATCGAAGCTTTCTTCTTGGCCGGAGCTTTCTTCTTCGCAGGTGCAGGCTCAGGCTCGACTTCAGCAGGTTCGCCATCCTCGCCGTTGGTGTCGTCGGCATCGTCGTCTTCACCATCGGTTTCAGGATCGGTCTCAGCATCGTCGTCGGCATCGGTATCAGCTTCGGCGTCAGGCTCATCCTCGGAGGATTCCTCGGGGCTGTCCCCAAAAGGATTCTTCTTCTTGCCCTTGGTCGAAGGCTTGGCCTTTTTGGTTTCAGGCTCAGGCGCAGCTTCTTCTTCGGCTTCTTCCTCGGTCTCGGGTTCGGCCGCGGTGTCATCCTGGCTGTCTTCGTCAGAACCGTCAGAACCGTCAGGATCGCCGTTCTCCGCGTAATAGGCCGCCAGCTTCTCCTTGACCGTCTCCAGCTTCATGTCGGAGCGGATGCCCTTGATGGCGAGAGCACGGGCCTCGTCGATCAGTTTGAGGCGTTCGGCCTCATGGGCAGGATCAGCAGGATCGGAAGCAACCTTTGCTTTGGCAGGTGCAGCGCCAGTGGCGGCCGATGCAGCTCCTCCGATAGGGGAAGCAACCGATGCAGCCATGGATTCCATGGACAGGTCGGTATTGCAGATAACCTCGGCGGTGAACTCACCTTCGATCGAGACTTCCACTTCGGTCGCACCACGAATGTTGGCGAATGCCCACGAGGTCATGGCAGCAATGAAATCATGTTTGGTCAGATGGATCTTCATCGACTTTCTCTCTTTCTTCTTTGGTTTGCTTTTCAGCTCGGTGATGACGGCAATCACATGAGGCTCCTCGCAAAACTCTCCGAACTCTTGGGACGTTTTGGGAATCACTCGATAATTGTCGTCAGGGAGAATCCCCAGGTTTACCAGGGAATCACAGAAATACTTATCTACTACAGAACTTACATTTGTCACATCAAAATCTGTCTTCCCTCGACGTTTCGGGTTCACGATGTAATGGATCGAGACCCGGCTCATTTTGGGCAGACACCTGATCTGAGATGCCACCATCTTTTGAAAGATGCGTTTCTGCTTCGATAAGGATTGGTAGTGGAGATTGCGATACACGTTGAGATTTAGAGATGATCTCCGACGTTTGGACATTTGCACGTACATCGGAAGTCGGACTCGAAACTCAGACATGTTCGCAATCTCCGGTCAGGGATGGGTATCAGTCGTCGAAGAGGTTGGAAGAACCTTTCGACGAGCCGCCGCCCGACTTCTTCGTGTCACCGAAGGACTTGCCCTTGTCGGAAGCGCCTTTGGCTTTGTTGTAGACACTTCCCTGGTTCTTGTCGAGCCACGCTTCCGCGTAACCATCGGAGCCTTCAGGCATCTTGGAAATGCCCTTCAGCAGATCACCGTCTGCAACGATCTCGTCAAAGTCTCCACCGAGACCTTTGATGAACTCGGAAACCTCAGAGATCGTCACACGCTTCTCAGGTGCGAAGAACTTGATGATCTCGTTGACTTCACGAGTTTCGCCAGTCGGCTCATACTCGTTGGTCGAGTCGTTCTTCTTGGTCTTGTCGATGACCTGTTTCTGAACGGCGACCAGCACATCCTTGTCGTGCAGTTCGACGAAGCAGTTGACGGCCTGCGGGATCTCTTTCTTGGCGTCCACGTCGTAGATCTTCATGGTCCGCTCTTCAACTTCGAGATCGCCCAGTTCCATGCCGAGCACGAGCAGGGCCACCGAGTTCATCATGTTGTAGCCAGGAAGGTTCTTGTCCTTCTTGGTTTTCTTGTCTTTGTAAGTGAAGTCGCCGTTCCGGTTTGACACCCAAATCTGCTGGCGAAGCTCTTTGCCGTTCACGTCGAGCAGGAAGTTGACGCTCATGGCCTTGGAGCTGGCAGCTTCACGCATGTAGCAAGCCTTGATGGATGCTTCATAGATGTCGCTGTCGAAGGTGTAGCTACCACCGAGATAGTCGTCTTCGATACCGTCATCCTTGGCGGTCTTGGCTTTTGAGAAGATATTTCCCATGGTTCAGATTCTCTCTGTTGATTTGAAGATATGGTGAGGGAGAAGAAAGTTTGAGATCTCTCTCTACTTGTCAGTAGTAAGAGTTCAGACGATCCATGACGATCTGGGCATCATTGTCGATGTAGGTTTCCTCGTCACTGAAGAGACCCAGCGGAGACCGGATCCTGTCGCCCACGGTGTCTTTCGTGGTCAGGGTCTGGTAGACATGCTTATAGCCAAGCATCTCATCTCGCTTCGTGATGTCCAGATAACCGTTCTTGTACTCCGTCTTCTGGAGCGTCTTGACCGGCACTTTTCGGACGTTGATGACCGTCGTGAAATATGCCTCCAGACCTTTCTTGGCCAGAGCACCCTTGACGGGAACCACATAGCGGTAGGTTCCAGTTTCTTCCACGAGATCGGCCTGTAAGTGGCCGAGGAAGATCGACATAGCTGGGCTATCAGCCACACTGTCGAGCATGAGGTTACGGAAGAAGTCTCCGTATTCGCCCCACATCTGCATTGTGTTGGAGGAACCTTTGACATGTCGAGATTCGAACATGTCCATCATGAAAGAGATAGTATCGATCACGATGGTATGGAACCGCTTGTGCTTGTCGTCGTGGATCTGGTCGTAATAGCCGACGATATCCAGAGGATCGGTAATGATGATCTGCTTGAACTTGTTTTTGAAAGGCAGAGGTTTTCCGCCTTCACAGTTCAGGTAGAGCACGCCCTCTGGATTTTTCAGGTTCTTCAGGGACAGACTCTTACCTGTCCCTGATTCGCCTGAAATCAGGACTGATTTCGGGTTCATGTACTTATAGCTCCTTTCTCTGGTTTTACGCTTCGTTCGCGTACTTCGAGCCTACGGACTTGAAGACCGTCGCTGCCAGCTCAGATTCTTTGAGCGGATGCAGAGTTCTCGAATTAAGGTTTTTCACTTTGGTTCTCACCTCAGCAAAAGTCAATCCGCCATCTTTCAGCATCATGGCGAACTTGTGCATCTGGTTGTTGCGATTGCCCTCGTCGATCTCGGTCAGGAACCAGCGTTCCAGATTGTCGAGATTTCCAAGATCTTTCACCCCGTTGACATAGTCATCGTTGAGCTTGGTCTTGGGGATGAATGGCAAAACATCAATCAGCGCAGTACCTTTGTTGATGTGAACCTTGCTGTTCTCATGTGTCATCCACTTCTTCGATCGCTGGTTTGCAGCGGTGTCAGACTCGAATGGAAGCCAAAGGAGAAAGCTGTCCATGAACTCTTTATAGTCCAACCTGTCCAGATAAAGTTGGTAGTTCATAGGCATGATCAGACGGAACCGATTTTGTTTATCGGTATGTCTCTTCGTAGTGCCGGTCACAAAGATGTATTCAGAGAGCATCTCGTGAACTGCATCCAGCTTCGCTGTGCCGTCAACATCGACCACCAGCATGTTGAAGCCGGTAATGACATTGTCTTCTTTCCGGTGATCTCCTTCGAACGCATGGTTGCACCAATGCATTCCGGGAGCGGAAAGAAGTTTATCCAGTTTGTCGAGAGGTTTCTCGTAAACTGCAAAGTCGGTAGCGAAGTTGTCTGACATGGTGAACTTGAGCTTGTTCAGATCTGTCTCTTGAAGAGCTGAGCCAGAGAAGAACTCGATACCACTGACGACATTTTTCTTGATGACGACACGGTTTCGAACACCCCATGCCATAGCGAGATCAATGATCTCCTTACGAGCACCTGTGCTGGATGGATAGAACGGCAGGTCTTCGACCAGATCAGCATGGGTCACTTCTCCGGTGACTTCTGCGATATACTTTGCAAGTCGTGCAAAGTTTCTCTCGCGCTTCAAGATAGTTTTGAAGCTCTCGCCGGACTCCTCGACAAGCCGGATGGCCTGAAGGAAGTTCATCGGCGTCACGTCTGCTGACTCATCCAGGAAGGCATAGACACCTGCCAGTTTCATGGCTTTGAAGTACCTGTGGCTGATCTCGGCCTTCAGGATAACCTCGTGCTCGGGAAGCTTCATCGCTATGGATTCGCAGTGGAGCCGATACTTGACGATCTCAATACCGACCTCTTCCGGGACAGTTATCTTCTGATGCATGTATGTCGGGTCTGCAAACTTCCGAAGTCTGCCACGCCATGTGCTCGCAGCTGCCGTCTTGTTCTTGGCGATCAGACTGCGATAGACCTGTTCAGGATCCTGGTTCGCAGTCAGGTTCTCGGATCTGCTGACGCCGAATAGACAGCGTCGAGCATAGCCGGTCTCCAAGAAGGTGAAGAACTCATCTTCGATCTTGGCACCGTCGAACAGCTTGGACGTGGTGCCGAACATCAGCACGTTGGCTGGGGTCGAACCAAGGATGTCCATGCCACGCTCATTGTCGGCACTGTTCTTGATGAGCTTGGTTTTCACCTTACCCATGTCGTACAGCTCCATGAGGACGTTCAGCACCTCGGCATTGGCTTGGAGATTGGAACCGATCTCATCCATCTGGAAATTGATCGAGCCAGCCTTGGCGATGAGCAGCTTCTGGATGAGCTGCTTGACCGCTGGAGCCGTGCCGGAATCGAAGATGAATGGAGCTGTGCCGCACCGTTTGAACTCGGCCTCAATGGCCTGTCGCTCGGTGTCTTCGTCACTGCCCTTGGCACCCGCTATCTTGACCGCCAGCTTGTATATGGCAGCCTCAGCATAAGACTGGAAAGAGGTCCGGGTGAACTCGTCTCGGAAGGCTCCGATGACCTCTTCCATGAGGTTGACAGAATGGCCTTTGCCGAAGCCTGATGTGGCCAGAGCAATCGAGTAAATGTTGATCGGGATCTCACCGCGTTCAGCACTGACAATCGTAGCCCGCATTGCCGACGGGATCAGAGACAAGAAATAAGCTACTTCTGCTTGAAAGAAGTTTCTGTCAATGTTCCCAGTTTTATGGCAAAGAAGGCTAACCAGTTCGTCCATGGCTGGATGGTGAGGGTGGTTCAGAGCTTTCTGTGTGTCATAGGCGAACTGGCTCATATTTACTCACTTTCTTGGTTTGAAGTTTCTACTGAATAGATTCTCCGTTATCGGAGAAGTATTCCTTTCGTTGTTCGCAGATGCTGAATGCCGGACAGTAGAGACAGGCTTTCACCTGACCTGGATCTGTGACCACGACACCTTTCATTTTTGCATCTTTGTGGGCAAAAGCTTCTTTGACATTGTCGAAGCGTTTGGTGCATCGGCCGCCTGCTTTGGCGGTCTCTGGTTTGGCGTAATACTTGTAAGTATCTTTGTCTCTCCAGAGTTCTTTGTCCGAGCACCGGACCATCTCCGACTGGGGAAGCTTGGCGTTGGCTTTGATCTCGTCGATCCGGTTCTTCGCCCATGCCTCGGTATCTTTCAGAGACATCAGAGGAAAATCTTTGTGCGAGATTCTGCACTGCGGATAGTCCTTTGAACTCTTGGCTCGGTAGCTGGCCCAATCGGTGAAGATGAACTCGATCCGCATCACGTCTTTGGTGATGAGGTTCGGCATGATCCACCGATAAAGAGAGCCTTGGATGATGTAGTCTTCATCCTTGTTGCCAGAGGTGTAGGAAAACGTCGAAGTGGACTTGGTGTCCCGGTAGGAACCGTTGATCGAGAAATCCAGCTGGCCGGTCAGGATGACGCCTTCGAACTCCTTGAAGCCTCGCTGCTCGATGTAGATTGGGATCTCTCCTTTCTTGACGGTCGCTGTATCGGGGTTGACCCTGATACTATCGATCACGTCTTGAGGATAGCCCATACGACGCATACAGGCACCGTAATCACCCTGGATCCAGGATCGCTCGATCGAATCATGGAGAGCGTGTCCCATGCGAGATGCGATGAGAGCACTCAGGTCCATGGCTTCGGAGGATTGGTCCACCTTCCGCTGTAGGATCTGCTGACGCACCGGCTTCATCAGAGAGGTCACTGA